TAGGACGTGAAAAACAAAACGCTCCTAAAATTGGTGGTTCTATTGTGACTACTTTATTATCTTAATAAACATTAATTAGGGGCTTTAAGTAGCCCCTTTTTTATTTAATCAAATGGAAAAACACGAAATTGATTATATTTTAAACAAAATGTTTGAAATTAAAGAAGAAAACGGCGAAAAAATAGTTATTTTTAAGGATTCAAAACAAAAGAATGTTAAGTCTAATAGAAAAAGGAAATCTAAATCAAATAGCTCTAACACTAACTGAGAAATCTGATTCTGAGTTGGCAGTTAATTGGCTATTTAGATTCGTAAATGAACAATCTAAAAAAGAGTATTTTTGTTTTTTAACAGATTTATCAACAAGCCCTAAAAGATATAACCTATTTAATCTTTATGAAAGCACGGATATAACATTACCTTTAGGAGATTATACCTATTATGTGTATCAAAAGACGGTATTAAATGAAGATTACACGACTGGAATAGAATGCGAAACAGGAAAAGCACGAGTTTTTGAAGATGCAACAATTACACCAACATATACGAATACAACTACCATAATAAATGTCTATGAGTGATCAATATATTTTTCGCGAAGCAAGTTTACCGCTTCCTGTAGAAAACCAAAAAAGGGGAGAAACTTGGATATCTTGGGGATCAGATAATTTATATCCGCAGTTCTTAGTATCTCTATATTACAATTGTAGTATCAATCAAGGTATTATCAATTCTAAAGTTAAATATATTGCTTCAAGTGGTTTAGATTCTGATACTAACGACAAAGCGAAATGGGAGCTTATAAAGAAGAATGGAAACGCACCTTATTCGTTAGATGAGATTGCTGTAATGTTAGCGAATGACCAAGAGATTCTTAACTCTTTTGCGGTCCTATTCAAGAAAAATCCTATATCAAAGTTTTGGGACGCTCACCATATTCCTGTTGAGTTGATTAGAAAATCATCAAATGAAGAGTATTACGAATATTCAGAAAACTGGAAAGAACGCAATCAAAGCGAAGAAAAAACAGGATATAAACTAATTAAATCAATCGAAGCTTTAAGCTTACAAGATAGCGAAGTTTTATTATACGTTAGTGCGAAAAGTAAACAGCATTTAGTTGACGATAAAACTAAACAGCTTACTAAATCGGTTTATCCTATTCCTTCATATAGCGGTTGTATTAGTTCAATTTTAGCAAGTGTTGAAATGAACTATTTTCGTTATTCCGAAGTAGTAAACGGCTTTAAAGGCGGTACTATTATTAACGTACCAACAGGAGAGCCAAACAACCAAGATGAAAAGAAAAAAATTGTCGCTAAATTAAAAGGTGAAAGCTCTGATAGGGATAAACAAGGGGGTATTGTAGTTACTTTTAGTAAGTCTCAAGAAACAGCTCCTTCGGTTGTACAGATAAACGGTAATAACTTAGACCAAAGATACCTATTAACTCAGGAAAGTATAGTTGACGAAATTATGGTAGGTCATTCAGTGATTAATCCCGCTTTATTTTCGGTTAAGACAGCTGGTCAATTAGGCGGAACTGCAGAACTTGAGACAGCGTATTCTATATTTATGAATAACTACGCTCAAGACCGTCAAAAAACAATTACAGACGCACTTGAATATGCACATTATACACTTAATAATTTTGTGGGTGGTATCTTTTTTATACCGAAACCTTTACAATTAACACAACAAGTTGAAAGTAAATCACAAATTGCTGATACTATTGACAAAATGAGTCCTTTATTGGCTACTTCTGTTTTAGCTAACTTAACAATCAATGAACAAAGAGCTTTGGCTGGTTTACCACCAATAGTTAACGGAGATGTATTACAAGGCACAAGACAAGCTTTTAGCGAAGTAGATGAGAACGTTGTTTTAAGTTGGTTTAACGAGTTCGGAACTACTGACTATAAAGAAATCTATTCTCAAGAAATGAAAAGTTTTGAGAACTTAGATATGAGCGAAAAAGAGCTATTATCAAAATACAAATTTGATGATACTTTAAGTGCTGACCAAAACAGAATAATTGAATTAATCAATAACGGAGAAAGTTACGGAGCGATAGTTAAAGCAATCGACAAAGGTGCTACCTATGTTTCTAAACAATTGATTGAGTTAGAGAAATTAGGAATGATTAAGGGCTTTGAGTTAACACCACAAGGTAAAAGTAATGTTGGTAATGTAGATTTTCGCGTTGTTTACCAATATAGAGAAAGAACAGACGCGCCACCACTTAAAGAAGGCGGAACAAGTAGACCATTTTGCAAAGCTTTATTAGCAGCTAAAAAGGTATTCACACGCGAAGAAATAGATATGATAACAGCACGTTTAAAATCGGCTGGTATAGATAGAAATGTTTGGGAATACAAGGGTGGCTGGTATACTAATCCAAATACTGGTGTTCATACTCCTTCATGCAGGCACACATGGTTTCAAGTTATTATAAATCAATAAGTTATGGCTCATTTAATATCAACAACAAACCTTAAGAAATTATCTTACATTAGTTCAAATGTAGATGACTCTTTAATTTCCACTTTAATAACACGTGTGCAAGACACTGTATTAGAGTCTATTTTAGGAAGTCAATTGTTTAACCATTTATTAGACGCTGTAGATAATGACACTTTGAATGCAAATGAAGAAATCTTATTGAACAAATATATTTCACCTTGTTTGGTTGCGAGTGTAGAAGTTAGAGCGGTTGAAATGACTACTTTAGAACTTAGACAAATTGGTTTATCTAAGGTAAGTTCAGAAGGTGTAAACAATGCTTCAGAAAGCGAAATGAACCGTTCTATTAATACTTTGAAAAAAGACTATAACTTTTATAGGGAACGTTTAATAAGGTTCTTAAAATTGAATTATACACTTTTCCCTGAGTATGGTAGTTATTACAGTTACCTTTACCCTTGTGATGACTCTTTAGGTGAAATAAAACCTGACAATGGAGAACCAGATGTAAATATTGTTTTTGCATGATTACAACAATTAACATATTAGAAAAGGAGTTTGAAGAAATTCAGAAAGCTCACTATCAATTAAACTCGTTTTACTTTGGTGAACTTAATTTAGCTCTTCAAAACAGATCCTTACTTTATCCTTTATTAGCTATTGATTATAATAGCGGTAATATAAACGAATTGAACACTAACATTCAGTTTGTGATGGTTATTGCAGACAAAGTTTATAAGGATAACTCTAACCTTGTTGAAACTAAATCGGATACTTTACAAATTTGTAGAGATATATTCAACTTATTAAAGAAGTCTAAACGATGGACGTTAATAGGCCGTGTTTCAAACGCAAATATTTCGGCTTTTGTTGAGCGTGGTAAAGATGAGATTGCAGGACACGTACTAACTTTCTCTTTGGAGCTTAGAGATTCAAATGGTATTTGTGATTTACCTTTAAATGGGTATGATTACGGTGGTATTTTACGCGTACCTTGCGAAGATGCACACGTTTTTAATTCAGATAGCACATATTCGGCAGATGTACCGGCAGGTGGTACGTTAATTTTGCCAGATATGGTATTTGATGTTTTCGTTAATTCAAACTTTAAAGAACAAATAAATTTAATAACTTTGTCAGCATGAGTAATACAGTTAATATTTATGTAAATAAAACCGATTTAGGTTTAGATCAAGTCGATAATACAAGCGATTTAAACAAACCAATTTCGACAGCTACCCAAACGGCTTTGAATGGTAAAGAAAATGTATCTAACAAGTCAACAAACACAAGTTTAGGTACTTCAGATACTCTTTACCCTTCGCAAAATGCAGTTAAAACGTATGTAGATAATGCAATCAGTACGCCTGTTATTCCAACTTTAGACCAAGTCGCAACGGCTGGTTATACTACGGATGTAAATTTAATAGTTGCAAACACTACTTTTACTGGTATACATGGAGCTTATGAAATGGGTGTACAAAGACAATTAGCGGGTAAATATACTTCAATTTTTGCAGATGGGTGGCTAACAATTAACACAACAGGTACTAACAAAGTAGAGTTTAAAGGCTCTAATTTGCACGCTGATATCGTATTAGAAGCACCTAATAAAACTGCTGGAACCTACACAATTGCAACAGCTACAGATTTAACAGATAAAGAAGACGTTACGAATAAATCTACAGATGTAAACTTAGGAACGTCCGATACTTTATATCCAAGTCAAAACGCGGTTAAGACTTACACAGATAACCTATTAGGCAACGCAAACGCTTTAATTTATAAAGGTGTTATTGATTGTTCAACAAACCCAAACTATCCAAGTGCAAACGCTGGGGAATTATATGTAGTTAGCGTGGCTGGTAAGATAGGGGGAGTTTCAGGAAACGATGTTGAAGTTGGGGATATGCTTATATGTAATACTGACAGCACTGCAAGTGGTAACCAGGCAACTGTAGGAAGTTATTGGAATGCAATTCAAAAGAATATTGAAGGTTACATTATAGGACCAGCAAGCTCAACTAATAATACTTTGCCTGTTTTTGATGGTACAACAGGGAAGTTATTAAAACAAGGTATAGTAACAGATAACGGCACGAATGTAGGTATAGGTACAACGTCACCAGCAGAAAAATTAACTGTTGATGGTAACATCTTATTCAATTCAAACGCAAATTATATATATACAAAAACATCGGCTGGTTTAACTACTCGATCATTAGGATTAAATGCTTCTGATAATTTGTACGTTGGATCTATCGATCAAGCCGTTACTTATATATCTTTAATTAATAACGGAGTTGAACAATTAAATGTTTTAGCAAATGGAAACGTTGGAGTAGGTACAATTACACCATCTACTAAGTTGGAAGTAAATGGTAATTTTAAAGTTTCAACTATTGACAACGCCACAACTGATACAGATAAATTTTTAGTTAGTGATTCTGGAGTTTTAAAATATAGAACAGGAGCGGAGTTACTTTCAGATATTAACGGAGCATCTAAGGATTTAACATTAGACCGCAAAACAGCGTCTTACACGTTAGTATCAAGTGATAACAACAAGTTAATTGAGATGAACGTTGGAAGTGCTAACAACGTAACTATTAATAATAGTGTATTTAGTGCTGGAAATCAAATATTAGTTTCTCAATATGGAGCTGGTCAAGTTACTTTCGTAGCGGGTTCTGGAGTTACTTTACGTTCTCCAAGCGGAAAACTTAAATTAACAGGTCAATATTCTTTGGCTACAATTATAGCAATTTCAGCAACGGAGTTTTATATTAGTGGTGATTTAACAGCATAAGATATGATATTAGCAACTCACGGAATAATAGGTAGTAGTGGTGGTGTATCCTATGATGTAGATGCACAAGCGTTTATAACTGCTACAGGAATAACTAATAATACTCAAAAAAGCGCTGTAAATCAATTAGTTTTAGATTTAAAATCTTATTCTTTATGGACTAAAATTAAAGCTCTTTATCCATTTGTTGGTGGTACTGCTACAACTCATAAATTCAATCTTAAAGATCCACGAGATTTAGATGCTGCATTTAGATTAACATTTGCTGGAGGTATGACTCATAGTAATTTAGGGATAGTTCCGAATGGAAGTGATGCGTTTGCTGATACGAAGTTTAATCCAACTGGAAATCTATCTTTAAATAGCGCACATATTTCAGCGTATATCAATGATTATGGAAGTGGTATATTAATAGGTAGTGATCAAAATTATAGATTTTGGATATCGCCAAGGTTCGGCGCATCAAATGAAAGGAGTGCTATTTTCATAAACGAAAGTGTCTTTAATTACGGATCTTCTTCAATCAATAAAGGTATGTGGCTGGGTAGTAGAATCAATTCATCATACACTAAATTATACAACAATGGGTCTATTTACTTATACCCAACATACGCATCAGTATCATTGGAAAATGGTAAGGTTTATATTGCAGCAAGAGCAATTAGTCCAACTACTGCCGACTCTTACTTTAATAAGCCTATTAGTTTTGCATCAATTGGAGATGGATTAACAGATGCAGATGCTTCTAACTTCTATACAGCCGTGAATGCTTACCAAATAGCTTTAAGTAGAAATGTTTAAAAAAATAATAATATGAATGTATACAAATTAACAGAGCAACAAGCTCAACAAATTGAAGGACAAAACTATGATGGTGAGCAGTTAATGATGCCACCAACAGACGCTGATGGGAATCGTTATATTTCTCAAGAAGTTTATAACAATATAACACTTGTTAGGGCAAATGAGTTAGGTGTAATTAGTTGGTGGTTTACCTTGCCTTTAATACCTTATAATCCTGTAGTAATAGAAAGATAATGAACGAAGTAAGAAACATTTTAGAGCAACTGAGAAAAGCAAAAACAATTCTTTTAATACTTCTATTTGTTAGCTTTATTTTGTTTTATTACAAGTCATTAATTACAGAAGTCGTTGAAAGTAAGGTAAAGAAAGACGAGATTAAGCACGATATAAACAACAACGTGCTTATTCAACAAATGCTAAATGATTTAATGTTGAAATACAAAGCGGATAGGTCGTATATTTTCCAGTTCTCTAACAATGTAATGTATTACGATAAAACACACCGAAATCACACCAGCATGTCATTCGAAGTTTGTGCAAATGGTATAAGTTACGAATCAAGAGAGCTACAGAAATTGCCAGTATCTTTATTTCCTATCTTTTTACAACAGGTTATGTTAGATAAGTGCAGATATAGAGATATTGATAGTTTAAAAGAAACGTCAACTCGATTAGCATTAAAAAAGCAAGGTATAAAATCTTTGATTGTAGCGCCTTATTTTAAAGATGGTTATTTTGTGGCGTATATAGGCTTAGACTTTGTGAAATGTCATAATAAATTATCTTTTGACTACAAAGAATTTAAAAATCAAACTGACGAAATCGGAAATATACTAACTCAATAAATAATAACTATGAATATAATAGAAAGAATACAAGAAAAAACACCTAAAAAGAATAAATTAGGCTTAAAAATTGCATCTGTATTAGGTGCTGTATCGTTAGCAGTTGCCGAAAGTGGTTTAGTGGACCGTAGACCTGTGTTAAAAATAGCTTTAGAAGTTCTTTCCGTTAAGTTAGGTGCAATAGCAATTTACAACGCTCAAAAAGTAGAAGATGGACCAGTTAACAATTGATAGGATAGCACTTGCTCACCCTAAAATTAGAGAAGAGTTAAAGGCTCATTATATTGAATGTAACAACTTACTCCCAAAAGGCGTTAGATTGAGATTTGCTTATACATATCGTTCACCTGAAGAGCAAACAGCACTATTTAACCAACGTCCAAAGGTAACAAATGCTAAAGCTTGGCAATCTATTCACCAATACGCGCTGGCTTTTGATTATGTTATACTATTAGATAAGGACAATAATGGGTCATTTGAATCTGTATTATGGGATTTAAAATCTCCACACCACCAAAAGGTTATTAATTACTTTAAAAGTAAAGGTTATCAATGGGGTGGTGACTGGAAGTTTACTGATCCACCACACTTTCAAAAAGACTTTGGATTAAGTTGGAAACAAATGTATCAGAAAATTGTAAAAAAAGATTACATAATTGAAAACAACATAAAGTATATAAACATTTAGAAATTAGCGTATTAAGTTACGCTTTTTTTATCTCTTAAAATATTTTATAATTTTTTTATTATTTTTTGTTGATAACTCGAAATAATGTTTTATATTTGTCCTATAGATAACGATTTAAAAAAAGAAATTATGAAAGCACAAGAATTAAAAAAAGCATTTTTACAAGCTGATAAAAAAGTATCTGAAATTGAAGCAAAAGGTGGCGTATCGTTAATTGGGTATGGGGGTGTAGAAACTTCAAACGAATATGATGAAGCTTTAAAAATAGCGCAAGACTTATATAATCAATTAATAGATTTAGGAATTGATCCATTTAATTAATAGGGTAGAAATACCCTTTAAAACTTTAAATTATGGCAGTAGTAGAAAAAATATTTAGAAAAGTGTTCAATTATTTACCTGACCACTTTAACGAAATCGAAGTTTATTTTCACGGTTACAAAGATGAAATTTGCATCGACTATTTAAACGATACTCAGTGTTTGTTAGTATCTGAAGATGGTGAGATATTCAATGAAAACGATGAGTTTGTAGGTTATATTTCTGACTTATACTATTTCACCAACTTTGTCGAGTATAATCAATGTCCAGATTGTTATGATAACGGATACACACGCTCTGAAGTGTATGGATTTGACACTATCGAGAGTGAAGAAATAGAAAAATGTAATTGCGAACAAAGACCGTTTAATTTTTAATACTTAAAATAATGAAAAATAAAGATTATATATGTTATAAAGAGAGTTTTCAAGGACAAACTCTATATATTGAAATATCTAAATCACAAATATTACATAGGTGGGGGTATTATCGATACACAGAAGGTGATATGAGCTTCATTAGTTTTGTAAAATTAGGGTTTAAACAATTTGTAAAATCTCAGAAAGAAAGAATAATTACAGATATGATTGAAGAAGATGTTAAAAGAGATAAAAATGATTTAATCAACAGATACAATAATCAGTATAACTATGATTGTTCAGAGATAATTAAAAATATATTAGCAAAAAGACAATAATATGGAAATCCCATTAGAAATAGCTGTTTTAATCGTTTTAACGACATTTATAACTGCAAAAGGAATATTTAGATACAACGCTAAAAAAAGAGCGTTAGAAACTAAAGAAATTAAAAACACTTTTAAACCAAAGTTATGAGTAATATTAACGAAATACACAATCACGTTTATAGGTATGTGATTAATGAAATTGCTTTTTTCGAAGTATGTCCTATTCCAATGAATGAGTTGTTAGGCCCTTCAAGAGTGCAAAGAACAGTTGGGTGGAGAAATGTCGGTATGGTATGGATGAGATTAAGTGGAATGACTTTAACACAAGCAGGTGAAATGTTTAATCGTAATCATGCCACTGTATCACACGCGGAAGTTCAAGTTTTAGACGCTTTAACAGGTTTTCATCCTAAACTAAAGGAAAAGTTCGATCGAGTTTTAAATTATGGTCAAAACAATTCCCTAAAGCAAAAGGATATGAATATTAATTTAGTTAATTCACTTTTAACACTTGAAAATTATGGTAAAAGGATTTGAAGAGCACACCAATAAGATGACTGAAAATGAAATTCAGTTAGCTCACCAATTAATACCAGCTTTCAAGAAGCGAAATTCAAACAATCCTATTTTAGCCAGTGAAATATGTAGGTTAGTAAATGAAAAAATGAACTTGGATTTTAAGCTTTCTGAAGTTAGATTAAGACGAATTATAAACTATTATAGGATTAATTCAATACTGCCAGTCTTAAGCAATAAAAACGGCTATTATGTGAGTGAGAATGTAAACGAGATTAGAGAGTGTATCGAGTCTTTAACTCAAAGAGCGACAGCAATATTAGATACTACGTTTGGATTAGAAAAATGGATAAAAAACAACCTATGATAATTGACGAAAAAAACGAGATTAGAACAAAATACCAATGTTATAATGTTGACTCACTTAGAAAAATCCTTAAAAGCATTGAATTCGGTTCTGAAGAAAGTATTGTAATTAACCACATAATTCTAAAGCGCCAAAACCGATTAAAAGAGTATTACTCACGTGAAAGTAAATTACAACTTGAAAGAGAAAGACAAAAAGAGTTAGATAAGAAAAAGATCTATTTCGGTCATAAAAATGAATCTTATATGAGTGAAGATGAAATGATAGAAGGTTTTCAATGTAGTTATGAAGATCTTTCAGAAATTGAAAAATATATGTACAAAAAATAAAATATTGTTAAAAATTAACAAAAAGTAATAAAAAAGTAATTTTATTTATTATCTTTGTTTAAAATTAAAAGTTATGGAATATAAGCAATTTTTAGAAAGCAAAAGAAAATCATTTATAGAAAGTGGTTTTGAGATTGAAGAAAGTAAGTTAAATAAAAACTTATTTGATTTTCAAAGATATGCAGTATCAACAGCATTGAAAAAAGGTAAATTCGCATTATTTTTTGATTGCGGTTTAGGTAAAACTTTAATGCAGTTATCATGGAGTGAAG